ACAGGTTTAGTCTGTTGGTTGCTACCGCGGTTCTTCCCTTCCATTTCTCTTCGGAGTAACTCTGCACGCGATGCGGGCTTTGTCCTTCGGGGAAGAGGTGGATGAGAAGAATTGGCGTTCCAAGATGGCGGATGTTGTGGTACTGCTTCCTCCCCGGGGATGGGGGGGAGAGCAGCAGTCACAGCATTGTCGTCTTGGGTCTCGGGTTCGTTGTTTTGTGTGGATCGCGCACTTTCATGGCTTGGATCGTCAACTTCGGTTGGTGTAAGAGCGGTGTGCTGTTCCCATGAGTCAGGGACTTGAGCTAACGGCTCCTCGGAGTCGACGTCCGGTACGGCCCCAGGTGGCGAGCTGGAGGGTGGAGGCGGTGGTTGTTCACCATCGTCTGCATCATCTGTCTCGGTTTCCTGGGTTTCGAATCCGTACGGTATGAATTCAGTCTTATTTTGCCCAACAATCAGATCTTTGATCCACGTATCAACGACGCCACTTCTTGAGAGGAGGATATTCATGTGTTGAGTGTCCACCATTCGAGAAGTGTACTTAGCATCAAGTGCTACGGCCTTGCTGGGGGCCATGGGCTTAGCCGATTTCCATAGATCGGTTAAGGTGCGAAGTATGTCAGAGATACGTTTAGCAATGTTTTCCATTGTCGCATATTTGAGGGTTTGGAGTTTGCTGTGCCGGGGGTCGCCCCCATGGTACGCAAGTTTCCGACCAACGAAGTCTGATAGGGCTGTTTTCAGTTCTTTTGGCTTCGCCTCATTGTTGAACCGCTCAGGCCACGCATGGATGGTGTCCAAGCCCGTTTTGAGAGATTTTCTCAATCTAGCGGGTGCGTGGCTGGTAAGGAAGATTCTCGCAAGAGACTTCTGAACCTGCTGTTGTCCCAAAAGGGCAATAGCTGCGGCTTTTCGGTAGCGGGGGGGTGCGGACTGCGGTCCGGGTAAGCCCCAGCCACCCAGCGACTGTGGAAAGAAGAGGGGAACACCTGTTCCCGCCATGCGGCTCAGTAGTCGTTTGTGAATCGCTTTCGCAACGACTACAACTGCATTCTTTCGCCAAGGTTCCGTGGCGCAGCCCCACTCTCGAGTGAGGCTTGGACCTAGCGTTAGATATGCGGGAGCTGTCTCCTGTAGCCTATCTGGCCGCAAGTTTCCTTCGCGAGCGAAAGCTTTAGCGAGGACAATTGCGGACAGTAGTGGCCTTTCGACGTAATCAGCTTTGACGTAATGAACGGTTTGAACCGTTCCTTGCGCCCGCTTCCATAGCTCAACAGCAATGTAAGCGGATAAATGGTTGCCTTCTCCTGGAGCGAAGGTCGGGACATCTTCGGATCTCTCGAACTCTCGCTCTTTTAGAAGGAAAAGTTTCTCTACGAACACACCACCAGTAACACTTCGGTATTCCTTGTGCATGTTTCGTTTGAGGCCCAACCATTGAAGCTGTTGTAAGTACTCCTCGGAGTGCCTCTTAGTCCAGGCCGCCAGGAGATCGTCTCCGCATATGGCGGCGAATGCCCTCTTCATGTTATCATTCCTTGGCTGTCCAATTATGCGGACGGCCTCGGC